GGTGATGATACGCAGACGACGGTAGGCCGGGTCGTTCAGTTGAGCCGGATCTTCACCGGGAAGACGCTCAACCGCCTGCTGGTAATTAAATTCGTGTTTCGGCTTGACGTAGCCCGGACGTAACACGCGGGTTTCACCACCGCGATGACGCAGCACTTTTCCTTCAACAACCGGGGAGACATAGGCCGCCACCGGCGTTTTTCCGGTAATTTTGTCCAGCATCACCTCTTCGGTATGGAAATTCACCGTACGGCGGAAAAACAGCTCCAGAAACAGCGCACGAAATTTCACTTTTTGTTCGGTATAACCGAGTAACTGGCGGGTCGTAAACAATCCCATAAATCAGTTCCTTTCATTCAGAAATCAGTCAGGCCACCGCGGTGGCCTGATAACGTGTTACGGCAGCGCCGCGTGACTCAGGGCACTGCCGGCAAAGGCATTTGCCTTTTTGTGTTCATCCACACTTTCAGGCCAGCGGATTGCCTCCGTCGCAAAGGTCCCCGACTTGTAATACGTCAGTACCGTCTCTGTGCCTTCAAGCGGCAGTACCAGTATGCCAACCGCACTACCGGCTTTCTGTCCGTCCCAGACCACCAGTTTCCCGGTAGCTTCATCCAGCATCAGGGGCGTCAGTGCCGGTGTTGCCGAGGAAATCCCGCTGCTGCCTGTGGCGGTATGAGCCGGATCATTACCGGCAAAAATACGTACTTCCGCACGCTGTTCAGTGATGGTTTTCGTTACCATATTGTAAAAACCTCCTGTTGATGGTCAGCACTGACTTCATGGCATAGCCATGAGCATTTTCACGTCCGCATCACCGTCTGCTGACGTCTGTGGCACGCCACCCTGTACCGCTGCCGGTGAATGGTTCGCCATGATGCGTTCAAACAGGGCGGTTGTGGATGCAGAGACCGGTTCTGCCTTACCTGATCCCGCAGCCAGCACAGCCCGGGCGCTCTCCACAGTCATTCCCGGGCAGGCAGCCAGCTGTTCAGCCTGCGCCTCAGCCCCTTTTGCCTCATCCAGTGCCATGATCTGATCACGGAGTGAGGGTCCGGCATCCGCCTGCGGTGAAGCAGCCAGGATCGGGCGGGCTTTTTCCACCGTCATCTCCGGCATCGCCGCCAGCGTTGCCGCCAGTTGTTCACGACCGTTCGCTTCTTCACACGCCATAATGCGATCGGCTTCACTCTGCGTGGATGCCACCGGCTGCTGCGGTGCCGCCGCGGCCAGAATCGCCCGGGCCTGTTCAACGCTCATGCCCTGTTGTCCTGCCAGCATCGTGGCAAGCTGTTCACGTCCTTTCGCTTCCTGGCATGTCAGGATCCCCATCACTCGCTGGTTCTCCTGCGCGGCGGCTTCCGTTGCAGTTAATTGCGGCATAGTGCCTCCTCTGACATTACTGTTCAGCGCCGTGGCCATCACGCTGATGGCATCCGACGCATTGACTAATTCATCCGCCAGCCCGGCATCAATGCCGGACTGACCTTCAAAAACGGCGGCCTCTGTTCCCGTGACGGCATCAACAGACAGACCGGTAAACATGGCCACTTTTTCGGCAAACATCCGGCGCGCCGCATCAATGCGCTGCTGCATGTCCTGGCGAACCTCTGCCGGTAAGGCTTCAAACTGATTGCCATCCACCTTGTGCGCCCCTGAGTAAATCAGCGTGATATCCACACCGGCCTGCGCCAGATGACCGGCATAGCTGACATGGCTCATCATCACGCCAATGGAGCCGATACGGGATGTCTGGGTAACCAGCCGTCGGGAGCAGGCCGACGCCAGCAGCATGGCTGCAGAACAGGCCGTGTCATTGCACAGTGCCCAGACCGGCTTCTGCTGACGGAGGCGGTAAATCATGTCAGCGCAGTCAAACGCGCCGGCGGCCTGCCCGCCCGGACTGTCAATGTCCAGCAGTACGCCCCGCACCTGGCTATCCGCCATTGCCTGCTGAAGACAGGCGACAATGCCGTCATAGCCTGTCATTCCGGAAAATGGCCGCATACCCCCCAGCCGGTGCACCAGCGTGCCGGTCACCGGCAGTACAGCAATACCGTTCACCACCCGGTAAACACGGGCCGGTCGTTTACCTCCGGCCATGTACTCGTCCGTTTCAGCCAGCATTCCGGGAGCATCAAGCTGTACCTGCTGTTGTGGTACCGAAAGACTTGCTGCCCCCATCTCGCGCCCGAGCGCGCAAAAGAAAACCCGCGCATAGGCGGGCTCCAGAAGCAGCGGTTCATTGAATGCTGCGGCAATAATGTGTGAAAGATTACGTCTCACGGGGTGTTGTCTCCTCTTCCGGCCTGCGACTCTCCGCTATCTGCTGCTGATACGCCTGCGCTATCCACACCGGACGTGAGAGTCCGGCTTTTTGCCGCTCTGCAGATTCCCTGACCTGCTGGCGGAAAATGTCCTGATAATCCTCGCCCATCAGCGCCAGCTCTTTCTCATACGTGCTCAGTCCGGCCTCAATGCGCATCACCGATTCCTGAACCTCCTTGAGCCCGTCAATGGCCATTCTTCCGGCACCAATCCACTCTGCCCGTGACCAGGCTGATCGCGCCTGATAAAAATCAAAACGCGCCCGTGGCGGACGGATAATCCCCCGAAGAAGTGCCTCTTCCAGCCAGCAGGAAAACATCTGCGTGGCCAGCCGGGCCGCAATAAATTTTCGCCGCCCCATAAAATAGCGCCACGACTCATTGGCAGAGGCCCTGGCACTTGAATAACTGACCTTCGAGTAATCACGGGACAACTGTTCGTAGGAAACGCCAAGACCGGCGGCGATATACCGCAGCAGCGCCTGTTCAAGCGCCGAAAATCCATTGTCTGAATCCTGCGCAGTCTGTAGTTTCAGATCATCACCGGGGAAAAGGTGCGGAATTTTGACACCACCCAGCGTCACGTTATTCGTGTCATACCAGCTGGAGAACTTCTCCAGAATATTAATAAGCGGATTATCCTTCTGCCCCTGCGGCGCACCGGCGATATATTCAAAGGCCTTTTCGGTATCAAGTTCACTTTCAATCGTCGCTGCATACATGGCTTTCACAATGGCCGACTGAAGCTGTGTTGCCTGCAGGGAATCGAGCATCTTCAGCCGTTCCATGACGCTGTAAAACTGATTGGCCCCACGGGTCTGCCCGTCCTCCACCGGCTCGAAAATATGCAGCATGGCCGGACGCCCGGTGGGAAGTTCACGCGGGATCCGTTCCCATCGTCCACTCCCGGAGCGAGGAAAATCATCCTCACAGATATGGTACGCAACGGCACGGACCATATCGATCGACCTCCACCCCGGCCCGCAGAAAACGGTTCCCCATACCGTGTCCTGGCGTGTCCACCCGTTTCGGACTCACGGCTTTAAAACGCGTACGGAATAACTGCGTGGTTTCCGTATCCCAGACCGGCTGCACAAAGATTTCGCCGTTAAACGCATGAACGCCCACACCTTCACGGATAAATTCCGTGAACGTGCGTTTTCCTTCCACGTCGATCTCGCCAGACATCCCTTCGGCGTATTCCGACCAGGCCGCCTCCACCTCATCGACAAAGCTTTTTGCTGCGGTCTCCCGCATCCCCAGCCAGCGCCAGTTCGGACGGTAGCTGATAAGAAACATATGCCCGACAATGTGATCCTTATGCAGTGCCACCGCATTGGCCGCTATTCCGTTATTGCGCACCAGATCATCTGCCCGGGCATTCCCCAGACGCAACGCGGGCAGCAGGGCCGCATCGGCACTCTGCGCCGGTGGCAACCACTCCGCCATTTGCCCGCCAAATCCTGCACCGCCCCCGTTGTAGCTGAGACTCTCACGAAGCGGAACGCCGTTCACATCAATCAGGACAGGCGTTCGTTTCATAACCTCACTCCCAGCGGACGACGGCGACGCCGGGTTGTCCCCAGTACCGACTCCGCATCATTGATCGCCCGGTTAAGCTCATCCAGAGAAGCCGCCGTATATTCAATTCTGCGACCATCTTTCTGGACAGACACCACCCGTTTACCGGTTAATAAATCAAGGCGCGCCTGACGCAGCGCCTGCAGTTCAGCGACTGTAACCATTCACTCCTCCGGACAGCTTCGCTGCCAGTTCTTTCAGGGTTGGCCGGGTCGTCTCTTCTTCCCGGGATTTTGCCAGTACAGCCAGATCAAGCTGCCAGCGTTGCACGGACACACGTAATGCCGCGTAGGCATACACCAGGCAGTCCAGCGCTTCGTTACGCCGCTTTTTGTTATCCCACAGCAGACGCATCTTTCCTTTTTCCCACTTCTCCACCAGCTCTTCCGCCACCAGTTGCTGCGCCTCTGTCTGCGAAAAAATCTCCGGATCATCAGGAAAACGGATGGCATACGACGTGGCTTCATCCGCAGGCGTGGGATCGGCTTTCATACGGGCATAGAGAATTTCTTTTGCGGTGTCCGTTCCCACTTCACACAGATACACGCCCCGCTGATTGCGGGTTTTTGGCATGGTGATCACCGGCTTGCCATAGACAGATGCGCCTTTTACCGGCAGCACCCGGAAAACACCGTGTTTTTTTGATCTCTGATAAACAATTTCACCATCGATCCCCCCGGTGTCCCAGCAGACACGGGAAATAGTCATTTCGGTGCCATCCGCATGGCGGTATTTTTTGTTGATCGCCGCATCCACACGTAACAGCGTCTCTTCCTCATCAGGACGCCCCATAATGATGATTTTATCCACCAGAAAGGCTTCCTCTCCCGGAGCCCATCCCCAGACATACATCTCAAAACGGTTTCGCTGCGAGTCAATGCCCGCCGTCAGATAAACCACCCGGGCAGGCACCGCCGCCGTGTAACGCACCACCTTATCCATCAGTACCTGGTGATCGAGTTTTTCGCCCACGGCCTCTTCCCAGGTCTCGCCCAGCGTGGTGTTCACAAAGGTTTTCAGGCCGTTGGGATCTTTCAGTGCATCCAGCCAGTCATAGACAATCTGTACCCAGGTGGTGAACGGACTGTACGCCGTCCAGATATGGAACGTGATGGAGCGCGGCGGCGGAATTTCATTACCCGCGGCGCTGAAAAACGTCAGGCCGTCACGGGTCCACATACCCGTGTTTTCACAGATCCACCGCCCGTTACTCTGGTCAAGCTCAGACTGATGGATCACGCAGCCATGATGTTCACAGAGGTAGAAAACGCTTTCGGGGCTGTCCTTCTCCCATTTAAGGCCAAAAGGCGTGGATTCATCGCCAAATTTCAGATACTGCTCCTCCCCACAGTGCGGGCAGGGCACATAAAAACGCATAAAATGCGCCGACTCGTTGGCCGCTTTTTCGATCTGGCAGGTGCCTTTGATTTTAGGCGTCGAGCCGCGAATGGATTTGGGCCATACAGAGCCCTCAATACGCTTATCCCCCAGCAGGGTTGGCGAACCCTCTTTTTCGACATCCGGTTCGAACGAGGAAAGCTCGTCATAGCAGACCACGTCCACGGATTTTTCACGGTAGTTTTTGGCGGCTGCACCGCCCAGGCACCAGAAACCCACGCCCGATGAAAAGCGTTTCAGCGTGAGAGTATTGTCACGATGTTTACGACCCAGCCATGGGGAAAGGTCTTTCAGGCATGGCACGTTCCGAATCGTCGCCTCCACGTGAGACTTCATAAAATCTTCAGCGGCAGAATCCGTGGGCTGAAAAAGCAGACTGTTTCGGGATTTATGCTCAATAAAATACCCGACCACCCCCAGCAACATCTTTGTATAGCCAACACGGGCAGATTTAATCAGGTTAACCGTGCGAACCTGGTCGTTACCCATACAGTTCATAATGGCGATCTGGAATGGCAGCGTTTTCCATTCGCCGTCACCGTATGAGGATTCTTTAGGCAGATAATAATTTTGATCAGCCCATTCAACTGCCGTCATTGGTACAACCCTGACCAGAGGCTGCAGCGCAACCGAAACGGCAGCCATCATATTATTCAGTTGTTGCTCTGATATATTCATCGAGTAAATCCGGTAATTTATCCCCTGCCCGCGCACACTGATTTGCCCCCTTCGCAATAAGGGTTTTCAGATGGTCAAGATGGCGCGGTGTTAAATCAGGAAACTGTCGCTGCATGGATAAAGGGATGGAATCAAGCGTACTGGATAACGCCATTGCCAGCTTACTGAGGGCAAAAATACAGAACCCGGTGTCAATAAGTTTTCCTTTTGACACCTCATTTTTTAACTGCTGTGTAACAGCCTGTTCTGCTGTCAGTTCCCATCTGGCAATAAGCAATTTCTCCTCATAGTCGTCTTCGCTATCGCCATCAGGCACATCGTTTTTACTTCTCCTCAGATACGATATGTAAAAATCGCGCCAGGCATCCAGATCCAGTTGCCCTCGCTTATTCGATATCGGGGCACCCGGCAATTTCTGCAATCTGCGAAGCTGGCGATCGGTCAGACTTAAATGCCTGGCAACTTCAGTCTGCGTAGCCACTCCTCACCTCGCAAAAACTCTCACCTCACAATCACAACAAAACCGGTCATGTCCGGTTTACATGTCCGTTTTTTGCACATGTCCGGTTCACGGACAGCCTGTTTTTATATTTTTCATATAGTTAACTTGCAGAGAAACCGGACATGGATCCCGGAAAATTTTCATAAATAGCGAAAACCCGCGAGGTCGCCGCCCCGTAACCTGTCGGATCGCCGGAAAGGACCCGCAAAATGATAATAATTATCATCTACATGTCACAACGTGCATCTACGCCATCAAACCACGTCAAATAATTAATTATGACGCAGGTATCGTATTAATTGATCTGCATCAACTTAACGTAAAAACAACTTCAGACAATACAAATCAGCGACACTGAATACGGGGCAACCTCATGTCAACGAAGAACAGAACCCGCAGAACAACAACCCGCAACATCCGCTTTCCTAACCAAATGATTGAACAAATTAACATCGCTCTTGATCAGAAAGGTTCAGGTAATTTTTCAGCGTGGGTTATTGAAGCCTGCAGAAGAAGATTAATTAATGAAAAACATGCTCAATTTGTACCCAACAAAGACAAACACGACCAGAGCACCTGTTCAGACAGGTTTACTTAAACGACTTATATATGACACAAAAAGCGACCACTAAAGTCGCTTTTTCTTATGGTAACAGGCAATAACGCTCTCAGATATTTTTTAGCATTTTTTTGACCGCGCGTTTCCGGACGTATTCTGTTCTCCTGTCCCTTTATATCGTCGGAATACCCGCCGCTCTTCAAATCCCATTCCCAACTCAGAATGTAGTCTGTTGACCGCTTGTTTTATTTCGGTCAGGTTCACCGGTGAAACCGGAGTCCGGCGCGCCTTACGCAAACACTCTGCTCGTTTCTGTGCCGCCACTTTTCTTTTCTGGTCATCACTTAGCTGTACCATCACTTTTGCCCATCGTTCAGCTGCTCTCCGGTACAGTCCTTTTTTCTCCAGACATTCTGCCACGTGATCATGTAGCATAAGTGACCTCCGATTATCTACAGACTGCCATCCTGAATTTACCTTCCCTTAATGAAATAACAATAAAAAACAAACCACGCAAAAACAATAAAATAACACACAAAAAAAACTAAATAATAAACAAAAATAATCACCTTATTTTATTATTTTTTGAGGGGGCAATTACTGAACAAAAAACGCTGACTATATACTCAAAACCAAACAACTATTCTGCCAATCAGGTATCATGGCAACACACGGAATTACCGTGTTTTTGCCTTCTCTGCCCATACAATACGGGCATATACTTCATACTCTATTGTAATATTTCTATCCATGCGCCCCACTCCATTTACCTGTAAATAATATTCAAAATATTTATCACAGAAATCGTTTTTGTCCATGAACTGAGCACACTATAAAGTCCGGAACTGACTCTTTGTTAAATTACCTTAACGTTACCAGTAACACCTTCATAACAAAACATCACGGTATACACTGGGTACGGATATATTCCTGTGCTCCTTCCAGTTGCTTCTGCATTGCCATCAGCCGTTCTCTGAGGATGAAATAATCCCGTTCAGCGGCTTCTGCCAGTCGGGGACCGGTTGCATTATCCACGCCGGAGGTGATGGGGGCTTTACGCAAGGAGCCTGGACAGTTGGCGTTGATGCGCAGGCGCTTACGACCAGCGGCAACATCAGCACGCAGAGTTTCATTTTCAGCTCTCGCATCGGCTAATTCCCTCGAGTATCTGGCATCAAGTGCAGCGACATCACGCTGGCGTACCTGCATATCAGTAATTGTCACGTTCGCCAGCTTCAGCTCACTGGCTTTTTTATCGCGTTGCGCTTTGTAGGTAATGGCGTTATCGCGGTAATGATTCAGCCCCAGACTAAGCACACCACAGGCTACCAGCAGGACAATAATCACCACACACAGAACACGGTTCATATCCCCCTCACCCCACCAGCCATGACAAAGTTAAGACGCGCCAGGCAGTGGAAAAGCAAATAGCAACCAGCATTAGTGAAAATGAAATGCCGACGATTACACAGAGGATCTTCGCCAGCGTTATGAGCTTGTCTGACATGCTTAATCCTCTTCACGATTTCAACGCAATGACCAGTTTTGCCAGCCCATACAGCATCGGAGACACAGCAATACCGACCGCCACCCACTTAATAGCAAAAGCCAGCGCTCTGCTGACGTCATCAGTTACAGGCGCTTTCAGTTCAAGGCCGTTTTTCATAGTCAATCTCAACAGAATTCGTTTATACTTTCCCATGTTCTCCCTTGCCTTACTCAAGGTCAGAAACACAAAACCCCGTTTGCGGCCAACAAACGGGGTTTTACTTTTATTCACTTAGTTTTTGCCAGTTCGCAGGATTTCGTGTTATCCGCCCGCGTTGGCCAACGTCATTTTTCAGCAAAATATTCTGCTTATCTGTCAATTCCCCAGCACGCCAGTGCACTTTCCTGGTCTCGCCGGGATACCTGACCGTAGCAATTATTTGAGCGGATACGGCAGTCTCTGCCACCGTCCTTAATCCACCAGCGAATCGCTTCGCAGGCACCTTTTCGATCACCTGCATTAATCCGTCTGTAAAACGTAGACGGGAAACACTTACCGGGGCCAATGTTATAAGGACAAAATGACGCGATACCCGCCTTCTGGGGTTCGGTCAGCGGTACTTTAATATTGCGCTCCACCCACTCCAGCGCCTTATCACGTTCAATGGCGTTAACCTGGTCGCACTTTTCCTTCGATAACTTCATACCCGGGACGACAGGCTTACCATCCACTCGGGTGGCACCGCGGCAGATGGTCCAGATCCCCGCACCATCACGGTATGCCGTGGTGTGGTTACCTTCTTTTTCGTCAAGAAACTGGTCGAGGATTTCAGGCGCAGACGTCCCTGCACCAATCAGCGCCAGAACGGCAGCCGACAGGCCGTATCTGATTTTTGCGTTCATGGATATTTATCAGGATTTATCGGTTCCGGACCCCTGGATATGTTAAGTCTTCAGCCCGCCGGTGGTGGGCACTGGCGTAAACCCAACAATGTGAGATGGCTGCCTCGCAAAGATAATGAACAGATATGAATGAAGAAAATACAGCGCTTTTTGACAGAATTTTCACTCTTGAGTTACAGGTCGGTTTTCTTCTCCCAAAGATAATCAAAGCCATGGATGCACTTGGTAAGAATAACGCTGTGTCAGATTACCTGATCGCCGAAATGGAACATCTCATTAAAGAAATACCAAAGACCGATGCTCGTGATGATAAAAGATTCCTCAGGGCTGCTGAAAATGCTCTTTCAACAGTGAAGCGCAGTTCAGGCGCGCAGCTAATTCAAGAATAGTTTCTTTCATTTCATCTGCTGCAAGCACCTCATTTTTTGTTGGGGTGCTTTTTTTCAATTCAGTAACACAGCACTCCAGTTTTTCAATACGTGATTCAACATCATCTTTTTCTGACCGCAGTGTTGACGGCGGCATCTTCAGAGAACAAGTAATTCTTCCCGGTAGCTTTCCTTTGTAGGTTATCAACACATCCTGCGCCTCTAAAATTACGGGGCGATTTTCCGGCAACGGACCATCCCCTTCACATAACCCGGCAGCAACATCCATGAAAAACTGCTTCGCCTGCTTTTTCGCCTCAGCTTCGTAAAACTCCAGCGTGGCACCTTCAGTACGGTCAAGACTAATCGCCACATCTGGCAACAACAGTGACGGATACCCACCAATTTCCAGTGCCACAGTAACAGTAATCTTATCCGGGTAATTATTTATCCCTTTAACAACCAGTTCGTATTTTTTCTTCATCGCTTTACTCTCCCCGCGCCGCCTTACGACGGTCCTCTCTGATTTTGAAATACAGGTTAGTCAGATATGTCAGCAGCCCAAACAGCAGACTCCCCAGCACGCCTATTGCCGCCCACTGAGACGGAGAGACTTTGTCCAGCAGCTGCAGGAACCAGTAGCCCGTTCCCACCGCTGACGTGGTGTATGACACACCTGTTGTGATTTTTTCCATCTGGTACATACCCCGTCTCTCGCAATCCGGAAGCTCACAACAACAGGAGGGGCATCAGCTCACACCGACAGCCCCTGCGCATGGTTACATCATCATTTCGCCGTCAGGCTGAGGCTCACTGCTACCGTCAGGCTGAGACACGACGCCATCTGAAACAGCACTGTCACCCGCGCCGTCTTCAGGCTCAGGAGCAGCCGGTCCCCCCAGCAGCTCATCCAGAATGGCATCCACTTCAGCATCAAGACGCGCCTCAAGATTCTGGCGGAGTTGCTGTTTCAGTGCGCTTCTGACTTCTTCAGAGCGCAGGACGTCCTTCACTGCTTCAGCAGTGACCAGAGATTTTATTTCTGACATGGGATTTTCTCGTTGAAAGGTGTTGTTAAGAAAGTTGCTACGAAATGAGAGGCTCTTCGGGTTTTGTTCCGGCTGACTGGCTGGCGCTGATTTTTTCCGCCGCCGCGGCATCAATCTTTTTGCGTATATAGTTCCGGATAACCTTATACCCGCCACTTACCAGATATAACGTGCACACCACCGTGCAGAAATACAATAAAATAAGCTGTACAAATCTCATTATCCCTCCCGGTTATTGATATGGTGTTGACATCGTTAATACCTGTTGGTTAAAAAAGTGTCCTGCATGTTTTGCTTTGGATATAACGACATTTGCCGCCGGTTCTGGCTCCTTGTTTTCCCTGCCCCGGCGGCCTTTTTTTCCTGCTTACGGGTTATTCACTTCCACTGTTATACTTTCAATCAGCACCGGATATGTCGCACCGCTAGTGATATCGGTCACGCGCAATTTGTCTGCCGTAAACGTGCCGACCGGTGACTGTGACAGCATGAACGGCGTCCCGTCCTTACCATCAATGACCGGCGTCACCTCAATACTGTTGTTACCGGCAAAACGGAAGCCCAGCGTATGCCATTCGTTATCAAATGCGCCGAATGACCCCAGCTTCGTGTTCTGACCAGCATTTCCCTTGTGGTACATCACATTAAGGTCTGTGGCATCGCTCTGTACGTAAAACGACGCCAGCAGGTTATGACCGGCATTACCTTCCAGTGTGACGCCCTGAGGCAGTGAAGAAACCGGCCAGTACAGCGCCAGTGCGTACTGATTAGCTGTCAGTGTGCCATCAACTTTAAAACGACAACTGATAAGCCCGCCCTTCTCCAGCAGGTCTGCGCCATTACCGGCATCATGCTGCATAAACCACGAGGAACTTCCTGTCTGTTTGGTCCACCTCAGCGCCTTACCTCCTGCAGCACCTGCATCATCAACTACCAATGCACGCCCTCCTTCAGCTCCCCATCCCTGCGGATTCAGTAAACCACCTGACTCTGTTGCACGGTAATAAAGCAGCGTTGTCACTGATTTCCCGTCCGTTGACGGTGTTGATGGTGTGTCCGGTGACGGCTTCTCATCCGGCGGCATCACAACCTGTTCCCCACCCACCAGTTCAGCCGTCCGTCCTGCATGGAGAAGAATCGCTGAGGCAAGACGGTCAGAAATAATCCCCCTGCGTGCCCATGAGCTGAAATGGCTCGCACGGTCTGCTGACGTCCAGTTTGCCGACGTCCGGGAGGCCGCACCGTAATATCCTGATGCCGGAATATCCGGGTCTTCTTCCGGTTTGTTCGTCGGGACATTTGCTCCGTTCTCATCGGTCATGAACGGCACAAAGTGAATATTCTTTTCCGTTTTGTTTTTGTAACTGCCGTACACCGTCTGGTAAGTGGATTCGCTCTTCTGCTTCCAGAAATAAGTTGTGTCTCCACATATCCAGGGAACACCGTCAGCAGAACCACCAGCGCACTGTCCCACCATATCTGCAAGGTCCGTACGATATTGTTCCACTACTTCTGTAAAACGGGCTGTGTGATTTGCTGGCGTTCCGTCAAAGTCAAATTCCCCCTGCATCCACACCACGGCAAGCAGCACATTTTTCGGGTTCTTTGCCAGCGCGGCTTTTGTACGACCGATGAGATCCTTATACAGCGGCCTGCCCACACCCCAGCGGGTAGAACTCTCTGAGGCACCGGTCACGTCACTGTATGTTCCATCTGCCCCGGTGGTGAAAGCTGAACCACCACGGCAGCACGGAACCAGAAGAATACCCGCATTCGCCGGTATAAACGGCAGCAGCTTTTTGGCAATATGCAGCCCCTGCCCCACGGTTCCGTACTGACCTTTCGACAGGTCAGCTTTCGGATGGTTAAGACGGCTCATGTCCTGTACATCATGCAGACAGTGGTCTGCCGGAATAATGTCGTTATATTTACAGGGAGCGCCATCCGGCGTCACTGTGCTGCGACGAGCCAGTTGCTTTATACGCGGGTCAGGACGGTCATATGTCTGCGGCAGAGGAAGCCCCTCACCGTAAGCCATGCCGTTCGACTGCCCGGCCAGTGGAATAACGTAGTAATAATCTGGCTCCGTGGTGACCACTCCCGGATAGCCACCATCCCCCGTGCCGGGCACAACCACTGGCGTGGTCACATCCCCCTCCGCGGCAATCGCCTGCATCAGGGTATAAGGGGTTATGGCCACCGGACTACCAAACGGCTGCCAGCCCTCTTTCAGTTTGTGTGTCAGCTTTTCCGCAAGATCTGACGGCGACGCCGCCCTGACAACATCATAATGTTTAATCGACATCGAATTTCTCCCGTGTACAGGAACAGAGTTAAAAAGCCGGAACCGGAATCAAATCACAGGATGACCATCTGCCAGTGGCTGGTCGTAAAAAAAAGGCCGCGCCATGCGCAGCCGGAAATAAAGGGATAACGATGATAGTTTGAGAAAAACAGAAATAACACTTTTGTGGCAAAGCATGGTGCCGGGTGCCTCCCGGTGAATTCAGTACCAGCACCTGAATCCGCGATTATCCCATATACCTGGTTGCTGATTGCCCCTCCGCACAGGGGGATTCACCATGCAGTAGTATTTTTAATAAACAGTAAACAAAAAAATCAAGCATTATGCAGGCTGTTTCTTTTTATCACCGGCCACAGCAATACCACAATGCCGCAGACCAGCCCCCATCCGCCAGCACCGACATGATTCTGCTGGTGAAATCCACCATCACCACCAGAAACAGCAGGAGTGCAGCCACAGCCAGGCGCAGTTTTACCGTCACAGGTGATTCTCCAGACGAAGCCCCAGAACACCGGCAATCTCTTCCAGCACCTTGCGCTCTTCCGGCTCAATTTCGCCGTCTGCCTCCGCAATGGCCACCGCCACATCCAGCACATCTTCCGCTTCACGCGTATCGCGTTTCACATCCTCGATCTCACGTAACGCCGCACGACGACCAATTTTAAAGTTCGTATCCAGCTGACCGATAATGGTTGCGCTAATCGCATTAATTTCTGACGTAAACGCGGACAGCGCTGGCTGATTACGCAGTACCTGTTCGATCTTCGCTTTCTAGGAAGCCTCACATTCACCATTTGCACAGGCCACCAGGTATGCGGCGTTAATCACCGCCTGTGCCAGATCGCGTTTCTCAAACTTTCCTTTTTCCGGTTAACGTGACACACCAATAACTCTTGTCGAAAAAGCCAGCAAGCTGAAAGACCGGTATTCACAACCACCAGCGCGTTTACTGTACTGGCGTGATTTCAGTCATAAAAAAACCCGCCTGGCGACGGGTGTAAAAAATCTTCTAACGTCAGGCATAAAACGCCCATCGTTAGGGCAAATTTACCACAGATTCGGGAAAAATCAACAAAGCTATCTGGTCACCTTTTTCAGTTGTTGTTCTGCCCATGCTTCTTCAATATCAAACTGCACCACCAGCGTATCGTAAAAACGTTTAACTGTTTTTTTCCATGTATCAAGAGATATGGCATCGGTTACATTACATATGGCATTAAATGCCTCCGTTGAAGGTAATCTTTCATAGCCACGACCACCACAACGCTGGCAGTCTCTGATAACAGGCATACCACGTTTTACCGACTCTTCACGATGAATGGCAACACCGCGCCCACGACAATCTTTACAGGCGGTGGAAACCTCCCCCTTCCCTCCACACTCCGGACAGGCAACTTTTACCACCTCCCTGACTTTTTTCCATTCCTCCCAGTAAGACGGATACACGCCTTTTGTGCACTTTGCCCACACTGGCGGCTTACCATCCGGATACTGGATCTTGTTTGTAAAAACCTCGCTTTCAATAAATTTTTTTCCGTGACAACAGGGGCACTGTTTTTTGCTCGCCGCGCTACGGGCATAATCTTCAAACGCATACGAAGCCATAATACGCATCACTGCCGGTTTTATTTCTGCCGGGAGTTTTCTTAACGCCGCCACGCGATCACACCGACTGAGTGCATATTCTGTCAGCAATTCTGTTGCCCGCTCTCTGTCATTCATACTAATGCCCATTTTCCCAAGGAACGCAGAAAACCCCATCTCAGCCCAATTCTGTGTCATGCCCTGCGCGGCCATCACATCAGTGATACTCAGCGTATCTTTCGACGTTGAGGCCGATGCATCAGTCAGGCCGGGGGA